CTAAAAAGAAATACAGGGTACGTATGGCGCCGACATTAATTATATTTAAAGATGGTATAAAAGAAACCGTTTTTAAAGCAGGACTAGATTTAATGTTACCGGCAGATTTAAATGAAATACAAGAAGCAGTTAATGAGGTAAAAACTGCTAGTCAATTTTAAAATGAAAAAAAGAAAATTAAATAGTACAAATCCTAAATATTATCCAATTAAAAAAGAAGAAGTAAAAGAGAGAAAAGAATTAATAGCTACAATACGTAAAGGCAGAAAGCGTAATATACGCGTTTATGCAGTGTTTAGCGAAATAGAATAATTATGAGTTCACCATTATACGGAAAAATTAGTTCAGCTTGTAAAGCAGCTGCAAAAAGAAAGTTTAAAGTTTGGCCAAGTGCTTATGCCTCAGGTTGGGGTGTAAGATGTACAAAAGCTGGAGGTCCAAGTAAATTTGGCGGAGGTAAAAAGTAATGGCTGATCCTAAAAAAGGTACAGGTAAAAAACCTAAAGGCTCAGGTCGTAGACTTTATACAGATGAAAACCCAAAAGACACAGTAGGTATTAAATTTGCTAGTGAAGCAGACGCAAGATCAACGTGTAGTAAAGTTTTAAATCTTAGTAAACCTTTTGCTAGAAAAATACAGATACTAACTGTTATGGAGCAAAGGTCTAAGTTTGGCGGCAAACCTAAACAGCAAGCTATTGCTAAAGCTTGTAAAAACAAAGTAAGAAAAAAACATGGTAAATCTCCATTAACTAAAGAATATAGAGGTGTTTTAAAAGCTCGTGTTAATAAGTTATATGGTGGAGATGTTACTTGTGATAAAGTTGGTAAATTAAAAGCGCGTAGAAACGCAACAAAGCGTGATGTGCAATTAGCCAATTGGTTTATTAATATGCAAGATTGTAAAAAATGACATACATATCACCATTTCATAAAGACAAAACTCTTTCAAGTGTAGTATCACAATTAAAGAAGGCTTCTAAAATGCATTTAGCTCAAGCTGAAGTAGTGCAAAATCACATTGAAGAAATGAAGCAAGGATCACCAGTTAAAAAACAAAAAGGTGGTGGTACAACTAAAACTTGTTTGCCTGCTGCAAAAATAAGAAGCATGAGTAAAGAGCAAAGACAAAAATTAGTAAATTCTAAAAAAGCTGCAGGAGCTAAAGGTAAATATAAAAGATCATCTAAAACAAACGTAAAAGGCGCTCGTAAAAAAGGAGCTACATTACGTGACTGGTTTGAAAAAGAAGACTGGAGAAGAGTAGATGATCCATCTAAAAAATGTGGAGAATAATGAAAACACCAATTAAACATTGTGCTGCTAGTGTTATGCACACTAAAGTATGGAACGATATGAGATCTAGACAAGCTGGTGTAGCAAGTAGAGGTTCAGGAAATAAGGTAGGTATTAAGCATGCTGAAGCTAAGCGTAAAGCACCTTTTAATAATAAAATACAAGGAATGTCTCATGCAGAGTTAAAAGAAGCTGGAGGTAAAGCTTACGATATACACATGAGAGATCATAGCAAAGGAACTTTTGTTGATGGTCCTTTAAATATTAAAGAAGAAGCTTACGAAAAGCAAAATAGAAAAATGCGTGCTGAGCATAAACGTGATACTGGTAAAACATTAGGCGAAAGACAAACTAAAGGCACTGGTAAACGTAGAGTTTCATTTGCTTGTAGATTTGCTGGTATGAAAGGATCTATGAAGGATAAAAAAGGAGAACCTACAAGATATGCTATGGCATTAAAAAAGTGGGGTTTTGGTAGTAGAGAAGCCGCTAGAAACTTCTGTAATAAAAATAAAGAAAAATAATATGTATAATTCACCATTTTTTAAACGTATGGGTGAGTTTAAACACTCAGACGCACCTGATGCTAAAGGTAAATTTAATGATCTATCAGCAAGTGCTTTAGCTAGTTGGTTAATTAAAACTAGAAAAGGTAATTTAAAAAGGATTATTGGTAGCTTAAACCAACAAGTTGTATTCAATAGAAAGAAAAGACCTAGCTATGCTAAGAAAATGAAAACAACTATGAACATTGTAAGAAAAAGATTAGGTAAAGATGAAGATAAGTCATAACATAACTTATGCTGAAGCAATACACTCTGAAACTGCAAAGCGTAAAGGAATAGATAACACACCAAACCCAACACAAATAGAAGCTATGAAGTTATTAGCTGAAAAAGTGTTTCAACCACTACGCGAGTGGGTTGGTGGACCAATAAAAGTTAATTCGTTTTTTAGATCTGCTGAATTAAACGAAGCCATAGGTGGTTCAAAAACTTCACAGCATTGTAAAGGTCAAGCAATTGATATTGATGATGTCTATGGTTATAAAACTAATGCAGAAATGTATCATTGGATAAAAGAAAACTTATCGTTTGATCAAATGATATGGGAGTTTGGTACAGATACACAACCAAACTGGGTTCACGTATCATATGTGTCAGAAGAAGATAATAGAAAAAGATGTTTAAAAGCCTATAAAGACGAGTATAACAGAACTAAATATAAAACAATATGAACAAATTTAAGTTTAGCAATTATAGATTGCCGCACATGGCTCCGATTACTTTTAAAAAAGTAGTAAAAGAAAAACTACCAGAACTTGGTAGAACTTCTGAAAAATTAGAAGTAAAAAAATTAGAAGAAATTCCAAAAAAACCTAAGAAAAATATATTAAAGCCAATGGCACCAGTTGTTGAAGGTTTAGTAAGTAATGCTGCTCCAAAACAAGTTGTAAGTAGTAGTGGTGGTAATGATTTAGATGAATTTTTAAAAAGAGTAGAAAGTAGAAAAATTACTAATCCTGAATACGCTGATCAAGAAGGACCAAAGCAAAGTAAGAGTTATGATTTTTTTATAACTAATAGAAGTCCAGAAAGTGATAAAGTTGCTAGACAAATGGATTCATTAAATAAAGCTGTAATGGAGCAAGCTAAAAATAGACAGTTTGATGAAATGAGAAAAACTAGAGCTTATCAACAAGATTTAATGAACAAGTACAATATAGACTAGGATCAACATATAATGGGCGTACCATACCCAAAGATCCTGTAACAAGAAGGGGAGCTCAATGAGTTCCCCTTTTTTATTATCCGTCACAAGCAACGCAGTCTTCCATAGCTTTAGCTGCTATATCACCACGTAACACTGATTCAGTCCGCATATAATATAAGGTTTTAATACCTTTTTTCCATGCGTCTAAATGAACTTGGTTAATCCATTTAGGTGTTGCTTCAGCTGGAAAAGCTAAATTTAAACTAACCGACTGATCTATATATTGTTGACGTATTCCTGCTTGTCTAACTAATTCTAATTGATTTAATTCTTTAAATGTTTTAAATACTTCTTTAGTATCTTTGTCTAATTCTGGTATGTCCTGTACCGAACCTCCATCTGCTAAGATTTTGTCCCATGTTTTTTTGTTGTTAATTCCTATCTTTTCCAAAACTTTAACCAATGTAGGATTTTTCCTAATGAACGTGCCTTTAGCTGACTGTTCTGTAAATACATTAGCCGCCCAGGGTTCAATGCCGGGACTAATATTTCCAGAAAGTTTAGAATTACTAACAGTGGGAGCAATAGCGCGTAAATGGGTATTACGAAAGCCAGTACCGACACACCAAAGAGGTTCTCCATAAAAATCTGCAAGAGCCATAGAAGCTCTTTCAGATTCGATTTTGATTTGACTAAAAATTCTTCTAGTTTCATATTGTGATAATAAACCCTCAAATGGTAAACCTTTTTCTTGTAGATATGTATGCCAACCTAATACACCTAGACCTAATGCCCTGCCTTTTTCAGCAAAACGTACAGAGTTTTCAAAACCTTTTCTGTATTTAGCTCTTTGTATAAATTCTTCAAGCACACCATCTAAAAACCATATTGAGTCATAAATGATATTTGTATTTTTCCACTCATCGTATTTAGCTAGGTTTAAGCTAGACAGACAACAAACGAATGAGTGATTTTCATCTGTATGTAAAACTATTTCACTACAGATATTTGTCATATGTACTTTTAATGCGTTGTCTTTGTAAGCTGCTGGATTTTGCTTATTTGTATTTCCTTTAAATAAAATATAAGGTTCGCCAGTTGCTTTGCGCTTTTGAAGTAATTTGCCCCATCGTTTTCTAGCTTCATTATCTCCGCTAACAAGTTTTCGCATAAATTTATCACCGACGACCGCGCATTGATGGAGGTTGAGAGATTGTCTATTGACGTCTCCTTTAGGTTCTCTAATCTCGAGCCATTCTTCAAAATCGTCATGTTCAATGTTGATATTAACAGATGCAGCTCCTCGTCTGACAGATCCTTGATTTGTTGCGAGTATAGTTGAATCATATATTTTACAAAAAGGTACAACTCCGTCACTTGTTCCATTACCAGTAATTTTAGCTCCGGCGGGTCTTATTTGATTTATACCGATACCTACTCCACCGCCGTGTTTAGCGAGTAACATCATCTCCAAATTCTTTTGACCAATATCAATAATACTGTCAGCAACGTCAATACCAAAGCAAGATATAGGAAGCCCACGATCAGTCCCAGTATTTGAAAGAACTGGCGAAGCCAAACATAACCAACCTTTCCATATATACTCAAAAAATGAATTAGCCATTTCAGGTTTAGCCAACCTTTTCGCCACAGTATTTGCAACTCTTTGATATGCTTCTTTAGGTGTTTCACCATTATATAAATATCCTCCTCCTATTGTTTTCTTATATACTTCAGTATCACCCCATTCTGGGTAATCAACTCCTTTAATCCACTCATTTTTCCACATCTGTTTCAAACTTTTTTGTTCTTCTGTCTTCTACGTTTTTAAGTTCTTCTACTAATTTTTCCCATTCATCTTTACCTATATGCATTTGTAAAGCTGTTAATGTTCCTTGAGCTATATTAGCATTAGTCTGAACTTCTTTAATTAATTGTTTAACAATACTAGTTAAACCTTCTACTTTTTGTTTTAATTTATTTTGAGGCATTTTATTTAATTTATTTATTACCAAATATCTTCAAAGTCTTCTCCTTCATTTGCTTTACTATAGTCAGTCGGCCTAATCGCAAAAAAGTCAGTGTGAGTGTGACCCCCAGTAAGATGATAGAACCAATCAAGATTCGCTGCTGCGTCTTTGTCATAGTTAAAAAATCTTCTTTTATCCGAGTAACCAAGTTCTTGTAGTTTTTCATTTGTTCTTTTTCTTATAAATTGTTTCAGATCATATGATTTTAAATTTTCAATATCACCCATCTCAAACATTTTATCAATATACTTTTCTTCAAGATCTACCATAATCTTAGCTGCAGTATAAATATCTTCTTTACATTGCTCTTTTAATTCTGGTAATTCTTCACACATGTGTCTATATAATTGACAACCCATACGACTATGTAATGATTCATCTCTTACAGACCATTTCATTTGTTGTCCTATTCCTTTGAGAAGGTTTCGTAACTGAAAAGAGTATAAAACAGCAAAAGCACTATAGAGACTAACACCTTCTGCGAAAGCAGAAAACACTGCCAAGCTTCTGCCAATCCCGACAGGATCACTGCCGTTATAAGAAACCAAATTATCAAATCTTTCCGATGTTGCGGGTTCATGAAGAAACGCTTCAAAGTCTTCCAATCCAAGTGTTTCATTTAAATAACTATATGCAACAGCGTGTATTGTTTCCTGTGAGCCGAACATCATAGCCATCTGTTGCACTTCATGTTTTGGAAACCATGATACGACTTTTTGAGTCCAATAATCAGATACAGCACATTCAGTTTGAGCAAAACCTAATAGTATATTACCAACTAAGTTTTTTTCAGCTAATGTAAGTTTTTCGTTCCAGTCTTTAACATCACCTGACATAGGTATTTCTGTATGTAACCAAAACGCTTGCGCCTGCTTTAACCAACCTTCGGTATAATATATTGGGTATTCAAACGGTTTGTAAGGTATTCTTTCTTTAAATAAACTCATTGTATTTTTATTATTAAAAACATTAATGCTGGTAAGCATGTAATTGCAAAATCGTTAAATTCTGGATTACCTTTTTCTAAATACCAGTCATATATTATTTCTTTGGCTGCAGCTATAAATACTGTAAACCATAATCCATGTATATCAAATAATCCTACAGAGCCAAAACTAATTAATGCTCCGTAAAAAAAATGTAATAATTTATCTTTAGGTATATTATTAAACATTTAATTGTAAGGTAATTCTAGTGCTATATCCACAAACGGAATATAAAACACATAAGTTAATCGGTCTTTTTCTTCATAAGCTCTACAACCAAATAATATACCTGGGTAAAAACCTAATGATAAAG